CCGTAGTAGGAACAGTTGGCGAGCAGGATGAGCGTAAATGGTTTGACGCCGAGGGTAATGAGGTTTCCAAAAGTGCTTTCATTCGTGGACAATTCAATGTAGCTAACATGAGCCGCAAGGAAATTTCCGAGGCTTACGATATCCCTTATCGCACAGTATACGGAGCAACAGTGAACATGATTAACGATGCCGAACCAGCTACGCGTGGCCGTGGAGTAGTTAATTCCAAAATTGATGTAACTGCGAGTGGACAGGTTCTTACTGTCGTCGATGGTAAAACATTCCTCGACGGTGTAGAAATGGGCGAAGGTCAAGTCCATGAAGACTTTACTTCGGTAGATCGTAATACCTGGGTGAAGGAACAAGTGGCTGCGGGTAAAGATCGTGGTGCCGTGGCTAAAGCACTTGGATTGTCTTACGGAGTCATTTATGGTCTGACTAAGGAAGCTGATGGCACTCGCCAGAAACATGAGGTCGAAGTTGACGGGGTAATGGTATCCCGTTCAGAATACATCCGCCAGCAAATCGCTGCAGGTAAAACTAAAGCCGAAGTCGCTAAAGAGCTGGATGTAGAATATTCAGTTGTATGGCAGAGCTGTAAACAAGTTAAGACGGCACAGGAGAAATTCGATTCTGCCCTTGAGATTTTAGCTAAGTTCTCTGATAAGGTTGTAGACCAACCAGCATTTGCGTATATTATGGCCCTTCTGCAGGATGTACAAATTTCCCAAGAAGCTCCAGCAGACGCAGTGATGGAAGAAGTACCTCCTGTAGAATAATGCGGTGATTCACCACCATAGTGTGAAGGTTTAATGCTGAATGTAAAATAGGCTGAGCGCGTAAATGCCCTCAGCTTATTTTACGCCATGAGTTGGAGAGACTTTAGTTTACAAACTTCAATATAGGAGGAATTGTTAATGTCGGAAAAAGAAATCAAAGAAGTGGTTATCGCACGTCCTTCGAATGAAATCATTCTTGAAAGACTTACACTTGCGGGTATAACTATGAGAAAGACAGAAGAGAAGAAATATCTGGACAAACCGGATGATCTGGGACCTTTCATTGAGGGTATGATAATCCCGGATGGATATAAGAAGTGTGGCAAATGTCATCACGTTATGAAGTTCTTCCTATTCAATAAGAATAGCGGATCTAAAACAAATACTACGGGTAATTGCAAGGCATGCCAAAAAACATGTGCTGCGAAATCCTACGACAAGACGAAGTCTAAACGGAATTATAAGAAGTATTATGCCGAAAACAAAGAGCGAAAGCAGGCACATTCCAAGAAGTATTACGACACACATAAGGATACACTGACGGCCAAGCACAAGGTTTATCATACCTCTGCCAAAGGGAGAAAGGTCATGCAAAAGGCACATGCAAAACGTAGAGGATTAATGTCAGCCAATCAGGGTATTCCCTATACACGCGAACTGGTAATCGACAGAGATATGCAGGGAAAAGAGTTTCCTATCTGCTATTATTGCGTTAAGCCTATTAAGGATTTGTCAGGAAGTTCGTTGCATATAGACCATGTAATTCCTGTAGCTATTGAAGGTAGTGATTGCTTTACTAATGTGGCATGTATGCACGACAAATGCAATTTGGTTAAGAAGAAAGATGCCAGTGATGTAACTGCCATTATGATTGCCAATGTGCGTAAGATGTCAGAAGAGTATATCGATATGCACCCGGAGAAATTCGGCCTAGATGTCAAATAATATAATTGGGGGACAGAAATAAGGAGATTCATTCTTATTCCTAGATTTCTAAATGCCCTTTATTATATAATAGTATTATAGAAAGTTGATTAATTCCAAAACCCAGATTTTTAAAATTGAATAGTGTTCAAAAAGAGGAGTGTGTGGAGATGTTAGAATTAGAATTGGGATTAGAATTAGAATTAGAAGTTACCGCCGAAGAGGGAGACATCGATGAGGATACAGTCAAAGTAGAGATAGATGAGGCTGCGGAACTTGTTACGGAAGTCATAGTCGAAAACACCGAAATGGGTGAACTCAAAAACAGAACGTCTCAATTATTTGAGTTAATAGCCTTTGACCCTAATAACACTCAGATCTATCGTAATGAAATCATTGAACTTAACATACGTTTAGTACCGCATGTCTTAAAGAAGTATAAACCATTTGGTGATGACGAATTTCAAATGGGATGTATCGGATTAATCGTCGCTACTAATTCATTTGATCCTGCCCGAGGAGTACCATATGCCAGCTATGCATGTTTTTGTATAGCACGTGAGCTACACAAGGCACATAACCACCACCAACATCAATTCGAAGGAGCTATGGGTGAAGGATTAACTTCATTGGATGAGTATTCTGTAGTAGATGGGGAAATGTTTAATAGGCACGAAAACATTGCAGATGAAGTATCTGAAGCTGATTTCGAGAAACTACTACAAGATTTCAGCTTGGATGGGCTATTTGACAAAATTATAATGCCTTCCATTGAAGGTATATCGAAAGCCACTAAAGGGCAAGATTCAACAGTAGACTTTGATCATTGGAAAGCATTGGAGATGCAGTACCTCATCGAGCTAGCTGAGATAGACTCACAGAAGTCGAGATTATCACTAACATCCATGGCGAAGAAACTGGGAGTATCTACACAAAACATACGGATGAGGCATAAGCGAGTAATTCAGCAGATCAGGCAACGGTGTGTGAAAGCCGGCTATGCAATAAGCTAGGAGGAAATTATTATGAAGTACAAAGAGATACTCGAAAAAGTTTATCATGGGGATCCATCCAGGATCCCTTCTCGTCTGCTCTGTTTAGATCCAGGAGAGACCACCGGCTGGGCGTTCTTTAATCAGGGGGAACTTGATCAGTGGGGACAAATTGAAACAGTAACTATGGATAAACAACCTAATTGGAATGAGCTAGAGAACCTGATATATAACAGTTGCCCCTCCCATGTTGTATGTGAAGACTATCGTGTATATGCCCACAAACTTGAAAGACATTCAAATAGTCAAGTAGTTACATTACGCCTCATTGGTGGCATTGATCTTTTGTGCCATCAAAACTATCGCATCGAAAGTTATCCTAATAGATCTTCCATACCAATTCATTACCAGATGGCTGCGCAGGCAAAAGGGTTCATTACAGATGATCGTTTAAAGGCCTGGGATATGTGGAAAGATGGAATGCGTCACAGCCGCGATGCCATCCGGCATGGGTTATATTACTTAATCATCACCAATAGGCCGGGGGCGAAGAAATGAGCTTACAACAACTAGACGCATTTATTTGGGCATTTTGTAATCAGTGTGTAGATAAACACCAATGTGTCTCGTGCCATGTATCGGAATTATTAACATTTGCCATGCGGGGAGGAATATGCAATGAAGTTAAACGAGATTGAAGCGTTTTGGGCTAGGTTTTGTGATAAGTGCCAAGATAAAAGGGATTGTACCTTCTGTTATGTAACAGAATTCATGACAAATCTTCAGATTGATTGGCAGTTGCAAGAGATGGGGGATATTGGGGGGATAAACTGCGGGATTATCAGAAGGAAGCACACGATCTTATGGTTAAGAACAAAGCATTTCTTGAATATGACGATATGGGATTAGGGAAGAGCCTAACAACATTAGCAGCATTGGATACCCTCGAAGGTTATCCATGTCTCATTGTGGTACCTAAGTTCGGTCTGATGGTATGGCAAGCAGAGATTGAAAAATGGTTGGGCGAGCCTGCTATTATCTATTCAGGCAAACCAAAAGAACGGGATCAACAGTGGAAGGACTTTCTCGAATATGGTGTCCGCTATCTAATCACTAACTACGCGCTACTTGCAGAAGTGGCCCTAAAAAGCGGCATCCAGGTGAAAAATGTGCGTACCGCCAATACCACAACTGGTACGTTCAAATGGAAAGCTATTGTGTGGGATGAAATACACATGGGAGGTTTATTTAATCATAAGAACGACACCTTTAAGGTATCCGCCAAGTTGTCGCGTGATATACCAATTAGATTTGCTTTAACTGGAACTCCTTTCCGTCAAGGGGTAGTTGATTTATTTGGCCCATTACATCTAGTTAGTCCTAAGCGTTTTGACAGCTATTGGTCTTATGTGGGAAAGTATTGCATTCGTATAAAAAGTGCGTTCGGCACCTCCATCGAGAGAAACCCTGCGGATGTGGCAAGTTTCCGGGCAATGCTGAGTGAATTTATGATTCGTAGACTAAAAGACGAGGTGGCAAAAGAGTTACCAGGTAAGTGGAGACAGTCTCTATGGGTGAAGATGGATGAAGAACAGCAGCAGGTTTACGATGAATTAACTAGCCAATTAATAGCGGAGATACCCGAATCTGGAGACTTACTCATAACGCCTAATCAGATGACTCTACAGATGCGCCAGAGACAGATATTAGCTTGCCCGAAAGTATTGGGGCTTAAAACACGTGGAGCGGGGCTTGATGCTATCATCGAACATAGTCACACTAGCCTTGATGAGGATAAACCTATTGTAATCTTCACACCATTCAAGAAGGGAGTAGCAGATATTGAACAAGCTATACACGAAGAATATCCAAACGCTTACGTGTATAAAATCACAGGAGGACTTACTGCAGAAGAATTCGGGCGACAATGGCAAAGCTTCCAAAAAGATCGATACAAACACAGAGTACTCATATGTGTTATCAAATCCGGAGCTTCATTTCAGGCTACAACAGCAGCTACAGCTTACTTCCTCGGTTATGAATGGGACTTCAATCTCAATGAACAGGGGGAAGATCGACTCTACCGAATTGGCCAGAGTAACTTCGTTAATATCTTCTATGCCATGCATAAGGGAACGGTAGATGAAGCCGTGGCAGCCCGCTTAAATGAAAAGAAGAGCGCCAGTGACTGGGTTGTGGGAACGTCACTTCAATATCAAGCCAAATTAAAAATGTTACAGGGCAAAAAATAAATTTTATTAGCCCGTTTATAATCTAGAATTTTTCGATATTATATTAATATAGAGCGAAAAGTAACATTTTCTTCTATACACACACTTCTTTCTCGGATTTGTCATCATCATTTGGATGGGGACAAATTCATTTTTTTGCCGTATAGTGGGAGATACAAACTTCCATAATATATAGGAATAATAAAGGAGGGGAGAATTTGTCAGAACTTAGCATTGTTCCAAAGGGATGGAAGACCGCTGAGATTGTGTCGCGCGAGTTAACTACTAAGTTCAACATTCGTACAAGCGGACGCAGAACCTTTAGAAGGTGCCTACGTAAGTGGGGATTCCAATCATCCATGCGTAGTAATCTAGAACGTCGAGGATCCGAAACAAACATCCATTTCTGGTTTGGTTCAGCTATCCATTTTGCTATGGAGGATTACTTCGGTTACAACAGATTCGGAGATCCACGTAGAGCCTACAGGGCTTATTATGGTGCCTTCAAGGAGAGGCCAGAAGCCGCAGACAGTTATTATGATTTAGGATTAGCCATGCTAACGTATTTCTTAGAGTGGTATCCGAAACATAACAACGACCTGGAATTTGAAACATTGTGGCTGGATAAAGACAATCAACAAACCATAGCTCACAGTGAGGGAGCTCGCCCGGCTATTGAGGAGTCATTCACATTGGACTTAGGTCTCAAAGTAATCGTGAATGCTAGAACGGGTAAATTAATCGAGAAATTAACTATCGACTCAGAGAGACGTTTAATACGTCCCAAAGCTCCATTGCCAAACGAATTTAATGTACTGGCAAGCGCAGGATTGCTAGAAGAAGAACCGATTAGATATATGCACGATGATGAAAACTCGGAAATTATTGATGTAGTGATTGTGCCGATATGTTATCATGGTACAATGGACCGAATTGTAATTGACAAATATGGACGCTGGTGGATCTTGGATTACAAGACGGCTAAGGGAGCTGACACCAATAAGCTAGATACGGATGATCAAATTAGCTCCTATTGTTGGGGGGCAGAGCAATGGTATCAGCACAAGATTCATGGATTTGTGTATCTACAGTTAACAAAGGACGTAGCTAAGCCACCGAGACGCCTTAAGTCGGGTGACCTGTCTGTTGAGAAGAAACAGAAGACTACGTACCAGTTGTTTAGGGCTGAGGTACTCAAGGATTATGGGGAAGTCAAAAAAGCACCCTCTAAGATCATCGAGATGCTTAATCATTTAGCCACACTAGACACACCCGAAGGTGACAGATTTATCCGATGGGATTTAGTCACACGTAACGATGCGCAGAAGATAGCCACATATCACCACATCATGGGTGAAGTTGAACAGATGATCAATCCTAACTTGTATCTATATCCCAATCCTACACGAGATTGTATGTGGGATTGTGACTTCCGCAGTACCTGTATTGAGATGGATAGTGGTAACATAGACGAGGCTATCAATGCACTAATGCTAGACTACCAGGAACGTTCTGATAGTAACGAGAGCAACCACGACGATTGGAAAAAGGATATCGTGTGGCCGGATTCACCGTTGGAAGCTGCTAAGCTAGACGATGCAGAATTACGTCCTGACCTATTCAATATTATCCTGCCACCAGAATACGATGAACCGGAGGGTAAATAATGCACATCTATGTATCTGTTTATGCCGAGGATTATCCAGATAAGAATTCCCAGGAATATGCAGTAGCGCAAATTATACCTAACCTCGAGTTGAGAATGTTTGCGGGAGGCGCGGAAAACTTGTTTCGGATGAAAATGGCAGCGGTGGTAGAAAAACTAATACTGGAGGGTAAAATTAATGGCTGATGCACCGGTTATTCCTTTAGCGGGACCTTTATTTACTATGCGCCAGATGGAAGAAATCTTTGACTGGCAGAACATTCTCATTTATGGTGACTTTGGTGATGGTAAGACTTGGTTAGCTGCTTCGGCGATATTTGTGCCGGATATGTGCGATGTGCTCTATCTTAACCTTGAGGGTGGAGAAAAGACACTGAAAGAAATTGCGCGTATTTGCCGCAAGAACAATATTGACCCTAATCGTATCATGGTTATTCCTGTTGAATCTTATCAGCAATATGCCTATGTGTATGAGTTTATGAAGATTCACATCAGGGCCCGAGACGCTAACGATGAATTGACCCTACGTAAACTCGAAGCTCAGGTGAGAGGACTCTTACCCCAAGTCGTAATTAATGGGGTACTTGATGAGAGTAAGTTAATGGAACTGATCCCTGTACCGCGTAAGTTCCGTACAGTAATTACCGACTCATTAACAGAGGCTCAAAAGTATTGCATGTACCAGATCTTAGGTATTAATCCGTCCACACAAAAATTGGATGCAGAACCCGACCAGGCTCAATTTCAGGACTGGGGTAAATCGAGAGAAATGATTCAATTTCTCATCAGAAGGTACCGCGATTTGCACATTAATTCCATTTTCATTTGTGGTCAAGCAATCGAACAAGATGCGCGTAAAATGTTCCATTACGAACCCATGTTACCGGGTAAGTTATCCAACGATGTACGTGGACTAGTGGACACAGTTGGATATTTACGCAAAATTCCTCAAGAAGGAGGCAAAGTTGTACGTCGACTGATCTTGGAGGGTGGAGTACATGGCGGTGCACATTATGCCGCTAAACATCGATATGGCAGTAACCTTACTGGTTTGTATGTGGATGACCCAACTATGGCAATTTTATATAAGATGGGATTGGACTAATCTAATTCCTTCGCTAATTCTGCCTTAAAGAAAAGTTTTATTAGCCCGTTTAAAATCTTGAATTTTACGATATTATATTAATATAGGAAGAAAACTTTCTATACTGTTCGCGTTGGGTGGAGGAGGGCGAATGGAAGGAGAAAATGTAAAGGGAGCGTGTTTTAAACATGGACGGATTCGATTTAATGGGTACCCCCGCAGTGAAAGATCAAGTAGGAGTAGGGGCAGCTTCAGATGCTGGCGGAATGACATTCGACCTCACGGGTGTGGAGGAAAACAAAGCTTTTGAGATCATCCCAAAGGGAACGTATGATGCCGTAGTTGATGAGCTGGACTTCGGAGATTCCAAAGCGGGCAATCCTATGGTAACCGTCAAGTATGCCATTACATCGCCTGAGTTTGAAAAGCGTGTTATCTTCGACTATTGGGTATTACGCGGTAATGGATCAGAGTTTGGTCAGGCCAAATTGAAAAAGTTCCTCGTGCGTTGTTGCCCAGAGGTAAATCTTTCCGCTTTCACCCCGAAAGATTTTGCCGACGCGGGGATTGCTGTAGGTCGCCAATGCCGACTTATCTTAGGAATTCAAGTCCAAAAGCAGGGTGAGTACAAAGGGGAAAAACGCAATACGGTCAAAGATGTATTGGCTATGGAAGCTAATTCTTTCATCTAGGACCTATTAATAGAGGTAGGGACGTGAGATAAACTCGCGTCCTTATTTTTGATTCCTGCTGGAGACAAACCATTAATAGATACAGGGAGGTAGATATATGTCAGATGTTTTTATAACAGCTACTAAGGAGTTCTCATGGGACATGAGCCACATATTAGCCGAACATGAAGGATTATGTTTGAATTTGCATGGGCACACTTACATCATGCATGTAACAGTCTTTCATAAGCCGCCACATAAATTGGAGCCAAAAGGTCCTGCACAGGGTATGATAGTTGACTTCAAGGGATTGAAGGAAGTTGTAAAAAATCTAATTGTGGATCCGCTGGATCACGCCTTTATGGGATGGGAGCATTCACCGGATGGATGCGAACAGATGATTATTGCTACATTGCGCAAGTACAAACGTAAACATCAATTGGTAGGTTATAGACCCACTGCCGAAAATATGGCAATCAATTTCCTCCTGATGATCAATTCCGAATTGGAAAACATTAACGCTCCGTATAGAGCCAATTGCGTCAAGATATGGGAGACACCCACTAGTTACGCGGAGGCAATACTATGATGGGGCAATTACCTGTAATGGAAATATTTGACAGCATTCAAGGTGAGGGGGCATACGTGGGTTTTCCTGTAACTTTCATCCGCTTGGCAGGATGCAATCTCAGATGCCCATGGTGCGATACTAAAGAGTCCTGGGCGGGGGAAAATATGGTGAGGATGCTGCCGGATGAGATTGTAGCCAAGTGTTCTTGTTATATAGTAGTCATAACTGGTGGAGAACCTTGTATGCACGACATACAAGAATTGGTGGATATGTTGCATGAGAAG